ATGAGCAGGCAATGGATAACGATAATGATGGGCAAATAGCCCAAACGAGGGAATCCCGATTTATCCCGATACTTTGGGATTTATCGGGATTCAAAGGAAGGTTAAAACATCATGGCAAATACAAATAAGAATCCACGAGGATTGCCACGTCCACAGGATGGCAGGGGTGGAGGTAATGGAATGCGAGGCGGCCGCAGAGGCGGCAGGAATACGCAGCCATGCCCCGATGGCGGGCCTGGAAAAGGCCAGGGCGGCGGTAGAGGCAAGGGGGGAAACAGATAATGAAGAGATTGAAATTTTTAATCCCTGCAATCGGGATCCTGATGACAGTATCTGGCTGTGGTTTAATGAATGTTAAAACTGAGATAACCGATCCCGATGGTAAAACCTGGACCGTAAATAGTAAATCCGATGCTCTTGTGCAGATTAAGACAAAGGATACAGAGGCTACAGTGGACAATCGAGGCCGTCCCAGCACGATGGAGAACATACTTGGCCTGGCCTTGACCAAAACCAATGTCCATCTTGGCTTGAGTAATCAGCCTGGAATCGAGAAATAATGACCACACGACAGGACTATGTAACCGCGATAGATTATCTGGTGTCCGGCGATCATGCACTGGATGTCGGGGAGAAAATCCTTGCGATCAGCCAGGCGATCAAGGAGCACTCAAAACACCGGCCACAGATTGTGGTTGAGGATTTCGATGGGGACGGCGGATTCGATTATGCCATCTCCGGATTTGCCTCCTGGAGCGATGGGTTCTCTGTGATCAAGACGGTGGAATATCCGGTGGACGATGATGATGAGACCCCTGATCTTCTTCAGGACGACGAATGGATGATCTATGAGAAACCCGCCGGAAAATATCTGCGGTTTAAGGAAGATGAACCTACCGCTGATGAGGTTTTCCGGGTGGCCTATACAGCGCTGCACACATGCACGGATAGTGCGTGCACGGTGAATGATTTTGATGATGAGGCTGTAGAGGCCCTGGCCTCCGCTTTTTTCTGCGATATGCTGGCCACCTACTATGCACAGAATCAGGATTCGACCATCGATGCGGACAGCGTGGACCATACAAGCAAATCACGGGATTATGCGGCGCGGGCAAAGGCATACCGGAAGGTCTATTTCGATCACCTGGGATCCAAAGAAGGCCAGACATCGGCTGCAAGCGTGACCAGGGATCAGGATCTGAAAGGATCCTGGGGAAGTGATAAGCTGACGCATAAGGGGAAATTCCGATAGATCGGAATCAGCAGTTTAGCTCATGGCAGCTTAGCTCATAGCCCTAAACTGCTAAATTGCTATCAGCTATTAACTATCAACTATCAGCTATCAGCTAATTAAACCAAAGGTTTTACCATGCTTAAAGTAGGAATAAAGACGGATTTAACGGCCGTTAAAGAGCTTTCAAAGCGGTATCCGAAGGAATCGCAGGCCGCCAGATATGCCAAGATTACCGAGGCGGTGAACCTGCTCGAGCGGGCCGTGAAAAAGAATGCGCCCTATGGCGCCGGCCCGATCCATATGCGGGATACCATTCATGGGAAGGTGAGCATTTCCGGCGCACGAGTGGCCGGTATCGTGGGCACGCCGGCTGAATACGGCGAGCCGGTCGAGATGGGCACAAAGCCGCATTTTCCGCCTGTAAGGCCGATTCAGTTCTGGGTGGAGCGGAAGCTCGGGTATAGCGGAGATGAGGCAGCCAGCGTGGCGTTTTTAATCGCTCGTGCCATTTCCAGGCGCGGCACCAAGGGAAAGAAAATGTTTTCCACGGGATTCGAGGAGAACGAGGCGCGGGTGCTCCGGATCCTGAATGAAATTCCGGATGAGATCGTGAGGAGGTTACAGAGATGAGCGAGGTCTTAATTCGGGCACAGATCAAATCGATACTCTCCGGCGTGACCGGGGTCAGCAATGTGCACGATTATCAGCGCTGGGCCGATCGATGGGATGCGTTTCTCAGTTATTTTAAGGACAGCAACGACACAATCAACGGCTGGACCATTACCAGGGAAAAGACACCTGCTCTCTGTGCATCGGTCACCCACGATGAGCGAAGACATGCTTTCCGCATTCGTGGCTATTATGGCCTGCGGGATGCCGATGAAACCGAAATTACGTTTCAAGCCCTCATAGAAGCTGTCTGCGCCGCATTCAGGGCAAAACGTACACTCAACAGCACGGCAGAGGATACCGATCCTGTGCAGGTCGAGATTGTAGAATTACGCGTATTCGGTACCGTGCTCTGTCACTATTGTGAGCTTTTGCTCGTGGCAGAGGAATTTGAAGACTGGAGTTAAGGAGATATAGCATGAACCCCTACAAAGGAATCGTACAAATATCGTGTACCAAAAAGAAGGGCTGTCTGAGGAATCTCAAGGTTAACAATGTTCAGCCCGGGTGCATGGATTGTCCGGAGGCACTCACCCGGATCCTGGATTTGGATGGAAACGTGATCTTTGAGTATCGATCCCCTGTAATTAAGACAGGGAAGCGGTTAAAAAATAAATAAGGTTCTGCGTTCACCGTTCATGGTTCAGGATTAACCTTTGAACCGTGAACCTTTGAACCTTGAACCCACAACACGGAGGGTTTATTATGGGTTACCCAATTCACGGAAAGGTGGTTCGGATCGATAAAAACGGCACCGATATTGCCTTTACTACCGGCTACAGCATCACCTTTAATCTGGACATGGATGAGATCACGGCACAGGGAGCCAACTGGAAATCATGGCTGCCCGGATGCAGCGAATGGGATGGATCAATGGAACTTATGTTCGATCCGTCCAATACCGAGCAAAAGGCGCTTATGGATAACATCATCAATGCCACCCCGGGCACAAAGCTCACGGATGTGACATTCGAGCTGGAGGATTCAGGCGACAATTTCTCAGGCGATATCTATATCATCTCGTTTCCTGTCACGGCAAACCTGGGTGGAAAGGTAACGTGCTCGTTCTCATTCAAGGGCGATGGGGCACCAGCGCTGACAATAGCGTAATCCCCCGATGGAATCGGGGGATGGTCAGTTGTCAGTCGTATTTTGTCAGTTGCAAAAAACAACGGACAACGGACAACGGACCATTAACTAAACCGGAGGTTTACAATGTCCGCTACACATGGAAAACTCGGGGCCATTTATCGCCTGCGCCCGAACGGGTTTAAGGGCGACGGCCTGAACGACGTCACTTGGGGAACGGGGTTCTCCGGCGCAGCAAGCGCCGACTTTGAGGTGGTGATTGATGGTGAAGGCACGCCGGACACATTCAAGTGGCGTAAGAATGGCGGCGAATGGACAACCGAAGTCGCTATCACCGGTGCAGCCCAGACCTTGAGCGACGGCCAGACCATTACCTTTGCAGCCACCACGGGCCACACGGAAGATGATCAGTGGACCATCGGCAACCTCAAGGATGAGGCATGCTCGGAATCGGGGGCCGAGGCACAGATCACGGCAACTGCAAAGCGGATCATCAACCCGAACAGCCCGCCCACGTTTTCGGATACCGGGTCAAAAAATGTCCTGACCATCGATTATACCCAGGGCAAGGCCGTGTTCGATGCCAATGTCGGAGCCGTGACGGTTGCCGGCAATGCCGGCTACATCCTGGAGAGCGCCTTGGAAAAGGTGGGCTATCTCTTTGAATGGAATTTCAATGTTACCCTGGATCTGGCAGAAAAGACCGCAATGGGCGATCATTGGAAGTCATGGCTTCCCAGCATTGCAAGCGGCGAGGGTGGAGCGAGCTCATATTTCCCCGGGAAGGATTCATTTTTTGAGGCATTCAAGGGCGGGGCGGACGGCACCCAGGCATATTTTCTCCTTGAGCTTTTCACCTATGATCCGGACCAGGATCAGACCGGCGATCATTATATCGTATGGGTCACATTCAAATCCATCAATATCAATGCCCCGATCGGCGAGATCGTCAAAGAGGCCATAGGATTTACCCTGCACGGGATACCGTCATTTAAGGCAAATGCGTAAATATAGCCACAAAGACACAAAGACACAAAGTTTAATATTTATTTATCTTCTTAGTGCCTTAGTGCCTTAGTGGCGAACAAAAAAGGAGGCACCATGTCTTTTATCGAAATTATCGAGGATTCGGAAACTTTTG